ATTCTTACCCGTCCGAGCACTGATGCCTTGAAACGCATCCAAAGGGTGATAACACGGCATCGGCTATAGCCGAATGCCTCCACGCATGGGACCAGAGCGCATGTTCTTCTTATGAGTCCGGCTAGCCGTCCTCGAAAACAGCTTCTTAGACTTCCCACGCTTCATCTTCTTACGGTATGCCATAGCAACCTCCAGTCGAAAAAAAAGGCCAGGACCGAAGCCCTGGCCAAAAGACTAACAGCAATAGCTGTCAGTCAACACAGTTACATCAAGCAAAAACTGTGTTACGGCGCCTCCGGAGGCGCCACGGCCACCTCTGCAGGCTCTGAAGGCTCTGCTGGTGGCACCACCGGCGGGGAACCAGCCGGTACCAAAGGCGTAGGTCCAGCCTCCGCCAGTCCAAGCTCAACGAGCTCACCGGCATTAGCCGGGTCCTGGACAAAATCCAAAAAACGCGCAGGCTCATGCGCGAAACGCTCACGGAGCGTAGAAGGCAAATCGTCGAACATCTCCTTAGCCTTACCCACGATAAGCAAAGCCTCGTGGAAGCTCTCACCCGAGCAAAAATCATAAGACGCACCATGGTCAGAGACGTGCGTCACAGCGCCCGTCTTCTGATACTTCTTAACAATATTATTAATATTGCATTCAGCAGCCATGGACTGCTTCGTCAACGACTTACCACCCAAATCAGGGTGGACCCGGACCTTCGGTCCAAACGCACTTAAAAAATCCATCACTCACCTCTACCTTTGCGAATCAAAATATGCAAAGCGTCAGCCCGCTTCTTCGCGGTCTGCAAAAACTCCGAATTCTGCTCACGCAACGTCGAATTCTCAAAACGGTTAATAAACGACGAAATTCCACCTTTCGCCCACTGATAGGCAGAGCCAACCATTCCGCGAGCATCATTGTTCATAAAATCAATAATGCTCTTAGTCCAATCAGCAAAACCAGCAGCGGGCGCGCCAATGCGCTCAATATTCCGCTGCACAGAAGTCTGCGCATCAATCAAGCCCACCTGGGCTTCCATGTTCTTCAGTTCCTGAATCTGACGACGCGCAGCCAAAGCCGAAGCAGAAGCATTCGGCAACAAACTCTCAACAGGCGCCATCGCACCTCCGGGCGATGCAGCACCACGTCCGCCAGTAGCGGACAAAATAGGATTGAGACCCGCAAGCCTCAAATCCTTAACCTCCCGCTGGTGAGCGGTCGAACTCATACGCTCCTGAAACTCACGATTACGGCGTGCTTCGGCCTCCCGGGCCTTATTCGCACTCCGCGCACTAAACGCGGAAACAGCACTACCGATAAGCGTCGGAGCGATAGCAGCAAGAAATGGCAAAGCCATCAGAAATGATCGATCAAGCCGGGAACTCCATAAACCGGCATTGGTCGCGCACAGCGCATCGAAAAATAAGAGTCAAAAATAAAATGCGGATCAGCTGGCGTAGCCACAACGCGATCAACCGGCGGCGCATCCAAAATAAACGCAGCATTCAAAGCGGGTAACGCTGCAAAATCCTGGCTCAAATGCCAGGCAGCCAAAGTTCCCGCAGCATCAGGCCGCATAATCCCCGAAATAACGGAAGGCTTATAGCGGTATTCCGCGTAGCGCTCCTGATAACCAAAGGCCAACAAATCCACAGCGGGATTATTCGTGTACCAAATCTCCTGATTTGCCACGACCTGTTCCCCAATGTGAGAAAGGCTCGGCCAATAAAAATCGTACCGGGTGTCCCGCAAAAAACGACGGTCTAACCCTTGAGAGTACGAAAGATCAGCCCGCACATTAACGAGGCCGATCAAAATACAATGCTCAGTGAACGACTTCGTAAACCCATGACCATCCAACACAGCAGTCCCATAAGCCGCCAGGTTCCCTTGCGGAGACGTCCCGTCCGTACTCGAGGTCTGCTGCACGGCGGAAATATTAACGGGAGAACTCCCACCGCCTAGAAACTCCGGCCGCTGAAGACGTGCATCCGGAGACGTAACACCAAAATGAGATTTAACAATCTCGGTGTACCGCGTGCCGCCACGGGCATCCCGCTCCAGGAGCTTCTGAATCTGAAAACTCTGACGCAACTGATTAATCGTTGCCGCAGTAGCGTTCGTCAGGTCCGCAACAATACCGGACGTAGCTCCAACAACACCCAACGTCAAAGCATTACCGACCGTGGCCATACCACTATGAATCGGATTGCCGGCGCCCTGGGTCGTAAGCGACCCGGGACCATCACCGGCGACGTTGTCAAACAAAATAGCGACATTACCGGGACTCGTACCGATCACCGGAGCCGTAGTACCCAACGGCAAAGTAACGCTAGTACCCTTCTGAGGCCAGGGCAGGCAAGAAGTAAAATAATCGTGTCTCTTACCACGAGACAACACGACGTAATCGGCAATGGCATCAGCACCATTGTCCTTATCCACCACAACCGAGTCCTGCAGGTTTTCATCACGAAACCACTCGTTGTAAATCAAATTGTAAGCTCGATGATAAATCGAGTTGTGAATAATCGACTTCCCAATCGGAACCCCCAAATAGTCCGACAAAGAATTAAGAGCGGGCGTATACGCCGCAAAACGCGGAACAGTAAAATCAATACTGTCACCAGGATCAGTCTGTTCACCGCAAAACTTTTGCCAGTTGTCCCAGATCAATCTCATTGGGACGCAAAAGAAGAAGGTCTCCATGAACAAATTGTCCATGATCGGAAATATCGGCGTAGACATACGCGCGAATCCCGTCATCTTCAAATTAAAAGTATCTCCCGGCAAAGCCTCGTCGACAAAGATGGGAACCAACAGCCCGGCGTCAAAAGCAGTCTTACAGCCGTGCGAACGATCGAAAGACGATCGAGGAATCTCAGCCTTCGGAACCTGAGAAAATTGATGCTGCATAACAGATTTCATTTAATTGTCTCCATTCGGTCCAACAAAAGAATCCGCGGTCTTCTTCGACTCCGCCAGCAAATTCAGCTGGTCTGTCGTCACATCCCGCAAAACAAACTCAATACCGTTGCCAATCGACAACGCACCAGAACCGGACACAATAGACGCGTCCGAATCATCAAAAACAGCGATAGAAAAAAGCGTGTAATCCTCCGGGTGCAGCGAAAACGCATGCTCCCGATCGTTCACACAATCGCCAAAAGAACGCTTCGCCATCATTTCATTCGGCAAAACAAACGGAGACAGATAGGCTCCCGCCTTCGAATCGAAAATACAAAAAACTTGATGTTTCATTACAGACTCCTCTTAAGTAAACCAACTTGCGCCAACTTGACGCGTTCCCTCATTGCCAAACGCGCCGGAGTACAATCCTCCACCCGCGTATGCAAAAACTCTGCCCGCTTACGCTTAACCAGAACAGCCGCTTCCGGATCGGAAGCCGCCAACAAATCCGTATAAAACCGCCCAGGCGGAACCGGATGACCCCGAGAGATAACTTCATCCTCGGGAAAAACTTCATCGCCAAAAAGCTCAAACCAACCCGTGCCGATACCGGAACCACGGGACATAGTGATGTACTCAGGTTGGACCATATAGGCCACTCCATCATCATCACAACGAAGGTACGCCTTCTCACGAAGATCACGACTCTCATCCGAGTCACCAGTAACCTTCTTCATAACATAGCGCGCGACATACGCAGCGCTCTCAAAAGTCACGGACCCGATAATTACCATACCGAGCTTCCACCGTGCCTCAAGCCAATCAGAGCGGTAATAAATATTACCCCTCTCCTCCTTCCAAATCTTCTTGTCAGGAAAATCAATGTTAAACAACAACGCATGATAATGCGGACGCCGAGTCTGCTCGCCGTACTCACCACATTGAAAATAACGAATACGCTCACCGGGACACTTGTCCCGTAAACGCTTCATAAAGAGCTGAAAATGCCTCTTGTCCAACGACAAATCCTTCGGCAACTCAAGGTCAGAATAGGTCAAAGTCAAAAACACATTCTCGTCATAAAGGCTCGCCTCATGCACGCACCGGACCGCCCACTGACGACTACGTTCTAAACGACAACCCACACACTGACCACAAGGTAAACCAAGAAAGGATCCTTTCGGATCCCTCAACCAAACAGCTCTAGGAACACCCTTCGGACGCACATGAATAACATTCTTACCCGTCCGAGCACTGATGCCTTGAAACGCATCCAAAGGGTGATAACACGGCATCGGCTATAGCCGAATGCCTCCACGCATGGGACCAGAGCGCATGTTCTTCTTATGAGTCCGGCTAGCCGTCCTCGAAAACAGCTT